CGTCACGGCGGCGGGAAAGATCGTGCTCCGGTGCGGAGCGTCGTCGATCGAGATCGCGAACGCCGGCGTCCGGATCATGGCGCCGCGTATTGACCTGAACTAGCGAAGCGATCGGCCCTGACCGTGCTATTCAAGGGGGGAGCTTCACCGAACTCCTGGATGTAGTCACCGATCAACGAGCTTTCGACCTGCTTGTAGTTCGCCTCGACAGCCCAAGTTATGACGAGCTTGTGCGTGGGATACGCATGTTGCAACGCCGTAGCATACGCATAGGATCGAGTAGCGGTGTGCCGCGCGGTCTTGTGCAGCCCTTTAACCAGCAGTTTAATGCGCTTTTTTAGGTTCACGGATCGACCGATATAGAGAATTCCATCGCGATCTCTCTTGCACACTCGTGGAATCATTCGGGGACGCGCGCCAAGCCGGGTCAGCGACTGGAGTCGGTAAACCCCAGGACAGTCTTTCACCTGATCAATCCATGTCGGGCCTACCTTTTCGAAATTCGGACCATGCACGGGTTGCGGTCCCGACCATTTGAGCTTGGGCACGTTGTCTTCCCCGTTCATTGAGCGAATTCGGAACCTCATCATGCCGCAAGTGACCCGCCTTGGCGACTTGTGCACCGGCCACGGCTGCTGGCCGTCACGCCCATCGACCGGCGCCAGCCCGAATGTCCATGCCAATGGCATTCCCGTGCATCGCGTGGGCGATGGCTGGGCGGCGCATACCTGTCCGTCCATTCCCGAAACCCATGCCTCGGCGCTTGCCCAGGGGTCGAGCACGGTATTCGCGAATGGCAGGCGGCTCGGCCGCATCGGCGATCCCGTCGCGTGCGGCTCGGCGGTTGCAACCGGCAGCGCCGACGTATTTGCCGGAGGCTGATCTCGTGCTTGGCATGAATGCCGCCGACGGCACCGCGCTCGGCGATCTCGATCACCTGAAGCAATCGATCCGCGACATCCTCTCCACGCCGATCGGCTCGCGCGTCATGCGCCGGGACTATGGTTCCCGGCTGTTCCAGCTGATCGACCGACCGTTTGGGCCGGATCTGCTGGTCGACATTTATGTCGCCGTGGCTGACGCGCTCGATCGCTGGGAGCCGCGTCTCAAACTGACCCGAATCCGCGCAGCCGGCGCGGAACCGGGACGCATCGAGATCGCGCTGGAGGGGCTCTATCTGCCCCAGGGCAAGCCAATCAAACTCGACGGCATCGTGGTGGGTTGACCCGGCATGACGGCCTTGCCCGAATTGCCCCGGCCCGATGTGGTCGAGACGCTCGACTATGAAAACATCCTTGCCGAACTCGTCGGCGATTTTCGAACGCGCTACCCCCAATTCAGCGCGCTGCTCGAAAGCGATCCCGCGATCAAGCTTCTGGAGGTCGCCGCCTACCGCGAGTTGCTGCTGCGCCAGCGCGTCAACGATGCCGCGCGCGCCAACCTACTCGCCTTTGCCGGCGCGGCCGACCTCGATCATCTCGCCCAGTTCTATGGCGTCGAGCGGCTCGATGGCGAAGAGGACATAGCACTCCGGGCCCGCGTGCAGGCACGTATCGCCGGCTGGTCGACCGGCGGCACCGTGCCCGGCTATCGCTACCACGCACTCTCGGCGCATCCCGGCATCGAGGATGCGACGGTCGCGTCGCCTGGGCCGGGCTTGGTGGTGGTTTCGCTGTTGCCGCGCGGCGGTGCCGATGGCGAAGCGGCGTTGGCGGCCGCGACGGAACGTCTGCGCGACCCATCCGTGCGCGTGTTGACCGACACGATCGAGGTGCGGTTGGCCACGGCGGTGGCCATCGACGTGGCCGCGCGGGTGTGGCTAAGGCCGGACACGCCTGCGGGCCGCATGGCCGATATCGAGACCGCGCTGCGCACGACCTTCACCGCGGAGCGCGCGCTGGGCTGGGATGTGACGCGGTCGTGGATCGTGGCGCGGTTGCACCGGACCGGGGTGCATCGGATCGAGATCGACATGCCCGCAACCGACACCGTTGTCCCATCTGATGGCTACCCTGTGCTGGGGACTGTCTCGCTGACACTGGCCGGGCGCGGCTACTGACGTCTGATCTCGGTCATCTGTCATCTCATCCATGGACCCTTTGCTGCCGCCCAATCGGACGGCGCTCGATGTTGCGCTGTCAGAGACGCTCGGGCCGCGCCTTCTGGACCGCGCGCTCGGCATCCGCGGCCTCAAAGGCGATCCGGCCGACTCGATTCTGCCTTGGCTGGTCTGGGAATACGGGCTGGAAGAGCTGCTGCCCTGGCTCACCGATCCGCGTCGTGCGATTCGCGAGGGCGTGCTTTGGCAGCGACTGCGCGGCACGCCGCAGGCGCTAACGACTGCGCTCGGCTGGATCGATCTGGCGGCAGGTCTGGAGGAAGAGGGACCAGGCAACCGCTTCACCCTGTTTCAACTCCGGTTCGGCCAGGCGCCGGATCTGCCGGTGGTGCGGGCGGTTCTCCGGCTGGCCCAGCTGTCGGCGCCGGCGCGCGCCCGGCTGGCCCGGCTGTACAATCTTATATATGACGTCAGGCCATTCGTTCCGAGCCGGTCGCCCTGGGGCGATCTGCTCGGCGACTGGTCCGGGGTCATGGCTTGGGACGGCGGGCCGAAGCTGTCCTTCGGCCGCTTGCACGCCGGCGACGCTGCGCTGATCACATCGGCGGCGGCGCCCCAGTTCCGAATTCACGGGATCAGGGCGAGCGCCTGGGCGGTCGCCAACGTCGACCGCTTCCTGCTCGATGTCCATCGCCTCGGCGACGATCCCTGGCATGTCCTCAACCCGGAGGTCGCCGGTTCGCGGCTGCTTGCCGCCTGGACCGGCGGTCATGCCCTGCCCGATCCGGCGAACCTGGTGCCGCGGCGCGTGTTCGCCAGGGCGGCGATCGTACTGTCCGACGGTCCTCCGCTCGGCGACACCAATGCGGTGCTGCACATCAGGCGTATGGCTGAGATGGGCGGCATCTTCGCTCTCGACGGCGACCGGCTCGGCGATCTGGTCTGGCACCTCGACTTTGTGCCGATCGACGAGCGCTTCGACCGGACCCTTGAGAGGTCGGGCAGCTATGGTGATACCGGTCCGATCCGCCGGGGCGGGGACCGCTGGTCCGGTCATGGCGCGGCCGACATCGCCTGGTGGCCGATCCTCGATGAGCCTGACGACCGTCCGCTGCTGCCGGGTGCGGCGCACTTCAACGTGCGGGCCTATCAAGCGGCCTGGCCCGGCGCGGCTTGGCCGCGCACGCGCTGGCCGGACCGGCCCTGGTCAGCATTCGCCAGCCCATCCGTGCTGTTCGAGCACCAGGTGTTGCCGGCCTCGGCCGATCGCTTCGCAGGATTCGCGGTCGGTCTCGATCCGGCGTCGTTGCTCTGGTATCGCGGGCGCTTCGTCCCAGCACTTGCTGATGCCGGCGTCGCCGGCATTGCCACTGCCGGCACTCACGACGTGCACGTCATCTTGACGGACGCGCTCGACGACCGTCGCTGGGCGCGTCGTCGCTGGCCAGCCGCACCCTGGACGGTGCTGTCCCATCCCGCCGCGTCAGGCGCCCACACCATCAACTGATCGGAGCCAGCAATGGCCGTGCTCACCGCCACGGGCCGCGCCGCCGTCGCGGCGGCGGTCAAGGAGCGTGCCATCCATCTCGCCTGGGGGCGGGGTGACTCGGACTGGGAGACCAACAAATCGGTCACGGCTGCATTCGGCGCTGGCAACACTCTGTCGTTGGGCTGGCCCCATGTCGCCCAAGTCGTGGTCAAGTCCGAGGACGAGGCTACGACCTACGCTGCCGGTACCGACTACACCGTCGATAGCACCGGGGGCCTCGTGACGCGTCTGCCCGCTGGCACCATTCCCGCGCTCGCGACGGTCAAAGCATCGTTCAAGGTCGCCACGCCGCCGGAGACTCTCCAGGCGGCAAGCCTTATCGACGAGATCGGCCGCCGCGTCGTCACCACCAAGGCGTTCGTGACACCTGATCCGGACGGCGACATCACCGTGCCCAACGGCCGCTTCGCCGTCTCGGAGGCGGCGACTGCGCATCTCTATCTTGAGTTCCGTTACGACTTCGACGACGCGTCCGACCAGACCATCCGGGAACTGGGCGTCTTCGTCGACACCGTGACCGATCCCGCGCTGCCGCCGGGCCAGCGCTACTTCGAGGGTATGCAGATTACGAGCGCGGGAATCCTGCTCGTGCTGGAGAACATCGCGCCGATCGTGCGCACGCCGGCCACGCGCGAGACCTTTGTCTTCGTCATCAGCTTCTGAGCGCCAGCGCTCCCGATCTCCATCTTCTGACGTCCGTCGTCCGACCTCCGGAGACACGCAGTGCCGATAGTCAGTTATTACAACCGCTTCGACCGGGACAAACTGTTCGACCGGCTCAAGTTCCTGATTGGGCGGGGATTGCAGTCGGCCGAGCTTAACGAACTGCAGGACATCCTCATTCACCGACTGCGCGGCCTCGGCGATGCCGTGTTCAACGACGGCGATGTTATCAGGGGCGCCGCGGCAGTGATCGACGTCGCGACCGGCGTGGTTCGGATGGAAGCCGGCGACATCTATATCCGCGGTGCCGTCCGGCCTGTTCCGGCAGTCGAGTTTACGATCCCCGTTGATCAATCCGTCAACATCGGCGTGCGCCTGGTCGAGACCGATGTTACCGAACTCGAGGATCCCTCGCTGCTCGACCCCGGCGTCGGCACGCGCAACTACCAGGAGCCCGGCGCTTGGCGCGCCCGGGCGGCGCTCGCCTGGGGTTGGAACGGCGACGGCGGCACCGGCCAGTTCTTCCCAGTCTACCTCGTCGAGAACGGCGTGCTCGTCAATCAGGTGCCGCCGCCCCAGCTCGACGGCGTGACGCAAGCTATCGCCCGCTACGACCGCGAGTCCAACGGCTCCTATGTCGTCGCCGGCTTCCGCGTGATTGCGTTCGCACCCGCCGGCGGCCAGATGACGTTCACGGTCGAAGAGGGGGTCGCCAACGTCGAGGGCTTCAAGGTCTCGCGTAGCACCGCGACCCGGCTCGTCTATCCCGAAGATCCTGATATCCAGGCCGTCGAGAGCGAGCCTCATCTCTACTCCGGCTCCGGCGCCGCCGTGCGCGTCGACCTCAACCGCGTGCCCATTGCCGCGATCTCCGACACCGACGTGGTCGCGGAGAAGACGGTGACCCCGACGCGCGGGCCGTTCGCCGGCGGCTTGGACCCGCTGCCCGATCCGGCTGTCGTGCAGATCGTCGAGGTCAAGCAGGGCGGCACGACCTATGCCCAGGGCACGGACTACGTGCTCAACGCCGACCGGGTCGACTGGTCGCCGGCGGGGACCGAGCCCGCCACTGGTTCGACCTATACGGTCAAGTACCGGCGCGTCGCCAACGCCGTGCTCACGGGTCAGGACGCTACTGGCGTCACCATCGGCCCGCCCGCGGGCGAGAGCCTGGTTGCCGGACAGCTCATGCTAGTCGACTACACCTGGAAGCTGCCCCGGTTCGACCGCCTGGCGCTCGACCGCGATGGCGCGATCATCCGGCTCAAGGGCGTGGCGCACCCCTGGTCGGCCCAGCCGCCGCGTGCGCCGGCCGGGCTGCTCGGCATCGCGACTCTGGCGCTGACCTGGACAGGCACACCGGGGATTCGAAATGACGGCATACGCGCCGTGCCCTTTGCCGACATTGAGGACATGCGCCGCCAGATCGGCGACCTCTACGACCTTGTGGCCCTGGAGCGGCTGAGGACTGATACCTCCATTCGCGAGCCTGCGGCCAAGAAAGGCGTATTCGTCGATCCTTTCCTCGACGACGATCTGCGCGACCAGGGCATCGCCCAGACCGCAGCGATCGTCGACGGCATCCTGACGCTTCCCATCGCCGCCGTGGTAGCCGACACCTCCGCGCTCAACGGTGGCCGGCCCTGGACGCTGGACTACACTGTCGTGCCCTTGATCGAGCAGACGCTTCGATCGGGAACGATGCTAATCAATCCCTACCAGGCCTTCGAGCCCTTGCCGGCACGAGTTAGGCTGAACCCGGCAATCGACCAGTGGACGGTCCTTAACGTCCTCTGGGCCTCGGCGGTGACCCGGCGCTTCGTCAGCGTCAGCGGTGGCGGGCACATCCTGCGCAGCTCGACTAGCCAGCAGATCGAGCTCATGAGCCGGACCGAGACCTCGGACCAGTTCCTGCGCCAGCGCACGGTCGATTTCGAAGTGCGCGGCATGGATGGGGGCGAGGCGGTCCAACAGGTCAGCTTCGACGGTATTCCCGTCGCAACGACTCCGGCCTCGATCGCGGCCAGCGCAGAGGGAGTGGCCACGGGGCAATTCACTGTTCCCCCGAACCTTCCCGCCGGGTCCAAGCAGGTGCGCGTGCTCGGTGCCCAGGGCAGCATGGGCACATCAGGCTATGTCGGCCGCGGCATCATCACCACTGAGGAACGGCGCCTCGTCACCGTGCAGGTCGACGAATGGTACGACCCTCTGGCCCAGACTTTCACGCTGGCAGAGGGCCGGCATATCGCCGGGGTCGACTTCCAATTCGCGGCCAAGGGCGGGAATGCGCCGGTCGTGGTGCAGCTACGCGCGACGTTGACAGGCTTTCCCACCCGCGAGGTGCTGGCCGAGGCCTTCGTCGAAGCCGGTCAGATCGTCACCACGGGCTGGGTGCGCGCGACCTTCGACCCGGTCTGGCTCGCTGCAGACCGGGAATTTGCCATCGTCATCCTGACCGATGATGCCGAGCATGCCGTGCGCATCGCCGAACTCGGCAAATTCGATGCGGAGTCCAACCGCTGGATCGCGGCCCAGCCCTATCAGGTCGGCGTGCTGCTGTCCTCCTCGAACGCGAGCACCTGGACCGCGCACCAGAACCGGGATCTCACCTTCCGGCTGCTGGCCGCCCAATTCACCGGGGCCAGCCGGACCGTAAGCCTGGGCTCGATCACCATGTCCGATGTGTCCGACCTGATCGCGCTCGCCGGGGTCGAACGATCCGGACCTGACACCGAGGTCGAGCTGGTGTTCACGGTTTCGGGCGAGGCGATCCGAGTGGTGGACGGGCAAGTGGTGTCGCTCGATGCCCGCAAGACCGGAACGGCGACGGTGCAGGCCGTCCTCAAGGGCAGTGCGCTCCGCAGCCCTGTGCTGTTCCCCGGCGTACAGGCGATCCTTGGTAGTCTGAGTGAGACAGCCACCTATGTCTCTCGCCAGGTCACAGCGGGCACTGCCTCGACCGTCACCGTCGTGCTCGAGGCGAAGCTGCCCGGCGCTGCCGCCGTGGCGGTCGCTGCCGAGACGACAGTAGGCACCTATGTCCCTGTGCCGTTGGATCATACCGGCGGCGCCGATGACGGGTTCAGCGAGATGACCTTCAAGCTCGCCGGCTTCTCCCATGCCGCGACCCGCATCCGGCTCACCCTATCCGGCACGGTGCTCGACCGGCCCGAGGTGCGACGGCTGCGCGTCGTGGTGACGTGAGAATCAGATGCCAGGTGTCAGATGACAGATGTCAGAAGAATCGATCGTTGGGCTTCGCCTCTACAATCCGACATCGGTTTCCCATCGTCTGTCATCCGGCATCTGACATCTGACATCTGACATCTGACCTCCGATGCCCGATCCGACCAATAGCCCGAACCTGGGCTATCCCCTGCCGCATCCGGACAACATCGCGGCCGAGGATGCCACCCGTCTGCGCCAGGCGATCCTTGCCGTCGATGGCGATTTGCAAGTCCTGATCGACGGCCTCGCCGCGGTCGAGACGGTTCAGTCCGCTACGGCTGTTGGCCTTGCCGCCGTTCAAGCCAGGCAAGCCCGGATCGAAACCGCCATTCTGCTCGGCTTCGACTTCACCTGAGGTGATCCATGTCCGCCAACCTCCAGCCCGCGATCCAGGCGCTCGCCGATCGGATCGCGGCGATGGCCCCCAATGCGGCCGACGCCGACGCCGCCGTCCGCCTGGGCAAGGCGCTCGAAGGCCTGATCAACGCCGATGCCGTCGGCGCTGTTGAAGCCGTTCGTGACGGCGCCGTTCTGGCGGTCGATGCCGGCAAGGTGGCGGCGTTGGCCGATCTTCTCGCCGCCCGTGACGCGGCGCTCGCCGCCATCGCGGCGGCCACGGCGATCGACCTGCAAATGACCTATTCGATCCTACTGCGTTGACCACTAGGAGACCGGGACATGCCGCTGCTGCGCAAGACCTACGAGTTGCCCACCGCCGAGGGCGCGGTCCACACCGTGCCCTCGGGCCAAGCCGACACGGTTCATGGCGTCGTCGTGCAGAACACCACCAATGCCAACCGGCAGGTCACGGTCAAGCTGCGCGATGGCGAGGCCGGCGCCGACATCGTGTTGCTCAACGCGCTCACCGTCACCGCCAATACCAGGGTCGTCTGCCTGCTGGAATACGAGCGCTACAACCTCTTGGCCGGCGACACCGTTCGCGGGTTGGCCGATGCCGCCGGCGTCAAGCTCCGGCTCGACGCCATCCGCAACGCCCAGGCCTGAGATCCCCCATGACCGTCTCCATGTTCCGCGCCACCGGCGCCGGCGCCTTTACCATGGCCGAGATCAACGCCCGGTTAGCTGCCGGCACCTGGCCGCGCAACGCCGGCGACGAGACCAGCTTCCGCGCCCGGCATTTCACCTATCGCCTGCCCATGAACATGCGTTCGCCCTATGGCGGCCCGGGCTGGGCGACCTGCCGTGGTGCCGTCGTGCCGTTCCGCCGGCCCGGCACCAACGAGATTTGGCTGTTCGTCTACGATCTCTCCCACGTCACCAACGGCTCCACGACCGGCGGCGGCGCTGCTCAGCTTTCTCTGCTGAAGACCTCCTACGATGCGGCGACGGATGCCTGGACGGTGGTGCGCCGGAGCCTCACCGATTTCCTCTACTCCGCCTCCGTTATCATGCGCGACTTCTATCGCGGCCGGGCCTTCGACGTCGGGTCGGGCGTCGTGGTGGTGTTCACGGCCTATGCATATAGCTGGACCACCGGCGCCGGCATGGATGTCGCCAGCCATAGCTTCTACATCGCCTACAACGATACCAGCTACGCATTGCACCTGCCTGGCCCGACCAGCGGCGGCCATCGCCGGGGCTGGCTCTACCAGACCCGTGAGAACCAGTTCCTCGATCGCGGCATGGATGGTACGGCAACCTATCCCGGCACGGATTTCCGCTGGACTGCCTATAAGGACAGCGATGCCGGCAACACGGTCACCGTCCGCTCCAACATCTACGACAGCGACTATCTCTGGAGCGTGGCCAACGGCAAGGCCTGGGATCCCACCGGGTATAGCTTCGGTTCGGTGCATTCCAGCAATGGCGTGCCCGCTTGCTTCACGCTCAGCCACCAGGTCACCGGGTCCAAGGACCGGCATCTCTGGTTCTACGTCGACACCTCGGGCAACCTGCGCTGCACCCTCTTCGTCTGGAACATCGCGAACACCAGCACGAATACCACCAACTCCTGGACCCAGCGCTTCGACACGGTGATCGACAGCCTGGGCGGCGGAGCCGGCGCCTATGACCTACGCGGCATCATGCGGGTGTCCGACGATTATTACGTGTTCAACTACCGCGGCCATATCGGCTACGCGAAGCTCAACCTGACTTGGGGCGCGGAGTCCGTGCTCAATTCCGGCCGGCTCAGCCCGACGACCGGCGGCGCCAACGACAAATGCGTGTTCTGGGACACGCCTGTCATGCCGATCGACGCATCCCGGTTCTGGTACATGACCCAGATCTCGGGCACCTGGCAGCTCCGGCGGATGATCCTGGCGTCGGGCGCGCTCGCCGATGACGGCGTCGGCTACGACAGCACCATTGGCTCCGTCGCTGACTACCGGCCGCAGTTCGGCAGTACTTACGGCGATCACGTGCTCTGGTATGGCTGGACCGATCCATCCAATGCCAAGGGCATCCGCTTTTCCCTTGGCAATGCGCTCGACGGCTCCGGCTTGCTCTTGCGGCATGCGTCGCTGGTCAATGGCGTGATCGGCTGGGACAGTCAGGATCATCTGCTCGCCATCGACTCCGGCTTCGATGGGACCCAGCAGGTCAACGCCGTCACCAGCTATCAGCTGCTTCACGCGCTCCAATTCGGCAGCCTCAAGGCCTTCATGGCCATCCATGGCTGCAACATCACCTGCGTCAGCCTCTATCCCCCGGCGAACTGAAGGGACCTGAAATGAAAATCATCTGCCAAGACGGGCTCGCCCGCGTCATTGCCCCCGACGACGCCGTGCTCCAGTGGGGGCCCGATCGACTGCGCATCGGGCCGGTCGACTACATGAATTTCACCGAGGGCAACTGCACCGTGTTCGAAGGTGTGGAGGACGTGCCCAGCGATTTCGCTGCCAATCTCTATTTCTTCGACGGCGCGACCTGGACGCCCAATCCAGACGAGCCCAGGGCCGGATGACAGAGGTCAGATGTCGGATGTCAGATGCCGGATGTCAGATGTCGGATGTCAGAGTTTTGCGACCTCTTTCGGCTCTGAACTGTCGTCTGCATCCCGGATTCTGACTTCTGTCATCTGTCATCTGTCCTCTGACCTCTGACCTCCGGAGTCCGTCATGCCCGAACAATTCCTTCACGGTGTCGAGATCGTCGAGATCGACAGCGGTCCGCGACCTATTCGGACCGTCCGGTCCAGCGTCATCGGCCTGGTCGGCACGGCGCCGAAAGGACCGGTCAACACGCCCGTGCTGATTGCGGGCTCCCGCAGGGAAGCGGCGCTGGCCTTCGGCACGGGGCTCGGCACCATCCCCTGGGCGCTCGATGCCATCTTCGACCAGGCCGGCGCCCTTGTGGTGGTCATCAACGTGCTCGACACGGCCGTTCATAAGGTCGCGGTCGCCGCTACGTCCTTCGCTTTCGACGGGGCCGGCGCGATCGTCCTGCCGCATCGCTACGTGCGTAACGTCGTGGTCGCCGGGCCGGTGATCGCAAGCATGGCCTTCTCGGCCGCCGGCACCATCGCATTGCCCTCGGGCGCGACATCGATCCAGGTCCAGAGCGCCGACGGCGCCACTACTTACACCAGTCCGGACGATTTCACGCTCGCGGGCGCCCTCGTGACTCGGGTCGAGGGCGGCGATATCGCGGCCGAAGCCACGGTGCGCGTCAGCTATGCGTACGCGCTGGCTGCCGGCACGGATTACACGGTGGATTTTGATGCCGGCCGACTGGTGCTCGTTGCCGGTGGCGGGATCGTCGCGGGCGCCACGGTCAGTGTTGCCTACGACCGCCCGGATCCCGATGCCGTCGATCTCGCCGACATCGTCGGCGGCGTCGATCCGGCGACCGGTGCCTATCGTGGCGTCCAGGCTCTGTTGGCCGCCCAGAGCGTGGTCAAGGTGACACCGCGCATTCTTCTGGCCCCAGGCTTCACCCACCGGAAGCCGGAGGGATTTGCCAATCCCGTGGTAGCCGAGATGCTCGGCATTGCCGGGCGGCTGCGCGCCGTGATCGTCGCCGATGGTCCCAATGCCAGCGATGCCGCCGCCATCGGTTATCGCGAGGATTGGGGCAGCCCGCGGGTCTATGTCATCGACCCCTGGGTCCGGGTGCTCGATGCCTCGGGCGCGCTCGCCGACCAGCCCGCCAGTCCGCGCGTTGCCGGCCTCATCGCCGGCTCCGACAACGATCGCGGCTTCTGGTGGTCGCCGTCCAACCAGACTATCAACGGTATCGTCGGCACCAGCCGGCCCATCGACTTCGTGCTCGGCGACGCCAATGCGCGCGCCAACCTGCTCAACGAGAACGAGGTCGCGACCATCGTCCACCAGGATGGCTACCGGCTCTGGGGCAACCGCACCTGTTCGAGCGATCCCAAATGGGCGTTCCTCTCCGTGCGCCGCACCGCCGACATGATCAACGAGTCGCTCCAGCAAGCCCATCTCTGGGCGGTCGACCGCAACATCACGCGCACCTACCTGGAGGACGTGACCGAGGGCGTGTCGGCCTATCTGCGCCGGCTCCAGGCCCAGGGCGCCATCCTCGGCGGCAGGTGCTGGCCCGATCCCGATCTGAACACACCGGAGAGCATCGCGGATGGGCAGGTCTATTTCGACTTCGACTTCACACCGCCCTATCCGGCCGAGCACATCACCTTCCGCTCGCACCTCGTCAATGACTACATCACCGAAATCCTGAAGTGAGGCTGCCATGGCCATTCCCAAAATCGTCCGCAGCTTCTCGCTCTTCGTCGATGGTCGCGGCTATGCCGGCCGCGTCGAGGAATGCGCCCTGCCGAAGCTCTCGGTCAAGACCGAGGAGTGGCGCGGCGGTGGCATGGACGCGCCTGTTGAGATCGATGTCGGCATGGAGAAGCTGGAATGCGAGCTGACGATCGCCGAGCACGATCCCGAACTCTACCGGCGCTTCGGCCTCATCGACGGCAACGCCGTGCAGGCGACCCTGCGCGGCGCGCTCCAGGCCGACACCGGCGACGCCCAGCCCATGGTGGTGATCTTGCGCGGCATGATCCGGGAACTCGATGGCGGCAGCTTCAAGGCGGGCGAGAGGGGGAGCCTCAAGCTGTCGCTGGCATTGCGCTACTACAAGCTCGCGATCGGCGGCCAGGACCTGATCGAAATCGATGTCGACAATATGAAGCGCATCATTGCCGGCACCGATCGCATGCAATCCATCCGAACCGCGATCGGGATGTGAGGGCCCGGCGGCGGATGACAGAACCGACTTCCCAGGGAGATTGTGAATGAACGAAACCATCAACCTCGTCCATCCCGTGATGAGTGCCGGCGTCGAGCTGTGCTCGCTCTCCATGCGCCGGCCCAAGGTCCGCGATCAGCTCGCGGTGGAACGGGATAAGCGCTCGGAGGCCGAGAAGGAGGTGCGTCTCTTCGCCAACCTCTGCGAGGTGGCACCCGAGACCATCGAGGACCTCGACATGGCTGATTACGCCAAACTCCAGGAGACCTACCGGGGTTTTATCGGCTCGGGCCGGGTGAGTTGAGACGCGCCGTCCTGGCGTTGGCCGCGGTCACGGGCTGGGGGCTGGGCGAACTCCTTGACCTCGAGGCCGAGGAACTCGCGGCCTGGCTCGATGCCCTGATCTCGATGAGGGACCGCGGCACCATGCATGACACGGACTGATCCATGGCCGGCACCGTCTCCGCATCCGTCCAGGTCCTGATCGGGGCGGCACTCGCGGCATCCTTCGGCACCACCGTCGGCGCGGCGCAGTCGCGGCTGGCTCGGG